TTTTGGTATTTTTCCTCAATTTAGCGTTTTTCAGGATGTTTTAAATGCTTGTACCGAAGGGTATGATTGTCTTGTTCTTGATAATACTTCGAAAAGTAACAACATACAAGACTGTGTTTATTGGTATAGAGCAAAACCGGACAGAAAATTTAGAATAGGATCAAAGGAGTTATGGGATTATTGTAATAAAAAATACGACAAAAACAAGACAAGGGAAATAGCGGACGAAGATCCTAAAAAATTAAGAAAGAAAAATGCTATAAGTGTTACAGTTAAAAAGTTAAAATAACTTAAAGAAGGTTATTTAAAGCGATAGATTATAATTTATATATCATTGATATGGATAAGATAAATAAATTGAAGTCTATACTACAGTATGAACAAAGATCTGATGCCTGGTTTAAACAAAGAGAAGGTAAACTAACAAGTTCGGATGCTGGTACAGTACTTGGAATCAACCCTTATCAAAGACCACATGAAGTTCTTTTTAAGAAATGCGGTTATGACCCAAAGCCTTTCGTGGGTAATGTCGCGACACTACATGGTCAGAAATACGAAGATGAAGCGATAAATAAGTATTGTAAATTAACCGGACAGGATAATTTTGAGTTTGGTCTTCTTGCTCACGAGGATGTTCACGATAATAAAGATTATTATTGGCTTGGAGGCTCGCCGGACGGTGTTTCAATATCTAAGGACAGAACAGGCAAACCTATTTTGCTCGAAGTAAAGTGTCCATACAAGCGACTTATTAAATTCGGATATATACCGGCGTATTATTATCCACAAGTACAGTTAAATATGTTCATATGTAATCTTGAAGATGCCGATTTCATCGAGTATAAACCACCAGATATCATGAATATAGTAAGAGTTAAAATTGATCACGAATGGTTAAACGAAAATTTGCCTATACTACAAAAATTCTGGAAAGAAGTTGAATATTATCGCCAGAATGACATTAAAACTCATCCAAAATATAAGCCTCCTAAACCACCGCAACGAGTTCTTGATTTGCGCGACACTTCTGACGATGATATTGAGTGTATCCCGGAATTGATTATAAGAGACATTTAATTTTACAGAAAATATTTCAATTTAAAAACTTAATTAATACTAATTTATATTCCAAATGGGAATCAGAGGATTGAATAATCTAATTAAGAAGTATTCTCCAGATGCTATTTCAGAAAAAGAAATAAATATGTACAGGGGTTCTAAATTTGCAGTAGATTGTAGCATACTTTTGTATAAATTTAAATATGCTTCCCGTGCTCCAAATTCACATATCATCGGTATAGCGAACCGAATTAAATATTACTTTATGAATGGAATTCTTCCAGTATTTGTATTTGACGGCACACCGCCCGCAGCGAAAAAAAATGTACTTGTAAAACGGCAAGCAAATAAAGAAAGGTTGTATACTCGCATTGAACAGTTAAGAGCAAGAATTCCAGAGACCAACGAAGACGAAAAACTTATCAATGATGAAATAGAAAAAATTACATCTCAACTTATCGTTATAAAGAAAAAAGATATAGATGAATGTAAAGAATTTCTAGAATTGTCTGGAATACCTTACTGTACTGCCCCAGAAGATGCTGAAAAGTACTGTGCTTTTTTACAGAAAAATGGTCTAGTTGACTATACAGTAACTGATGATACGGATGCTGCAACATTTGGTTGTAAGAAAATTCTAAAAACTGGCATATCCAGATACATAACAGAGATTGATACTGATATAATCTTGTCTAAATTTGAAATGAATATGGAATCGTTTGTAGATTTTTGTATACTTTCAGGTTGTGATTATACAGAACCTATTGCACAGATAGGCCCTGTTACATCTTTCAATTTGATAAGAAAACACGGTTCTATTGAAGAAGTCCTTGGTGTAATAAATAAAAAATGCGATCATTTTGATTACATTGTTTCCCGGAAAATATTTAAAGAATTCGATTACAAGCTTCCAGAAGAATTTACTAAAAAATCTTGCGACAAAGGAAAATTAACTATTTTTCTAAATGAAAAAGAAATAAAAGAAAATGTAATTTCTAAATATATTAAAATTGTAATTTAAAAAAAAATTAATTTAAATATTTTTTTTTTCTTTTGTATATATTAAATATAAAAAATGGGTATGTTAGAGCTTTTTTTCGGTAAGAAGAAGAAGTGCAAGGGTCGCAAGGTCCGCAAGGGTCGCAAGGTCACCAAGCTTTCGTCGAAGGCGCGTATCATGATCGCCGGCAAGAAGCGTAAGGTATACAAGGGTTGCAACGGTGGTCTTTACTACAAGCGCACCAAGAACGGCAAGACTTACCGTGTCTACGTCTCGCCCAAGCTTCTACGCAAGAAGTCGTCGACTCGTATGGGCCGTCGTAGCCGTTTCGGTAAGCGCGGCGTCAAGAAGGGATCGCGTCTTAAGATGACCAAGTCTGCCAAGCGTGCCCGCGCGTACGCCCGCAAGCGCCGTCGCTGCCTCAAGAAGGGTATGCGCCTCAAGAAGGGTCGCTGCCGCCGCTAGACATTGAACGTCTTATAATATAATATCAAAAAATATAAAGTAATACATCGGTACATAATTTAATGTGTCAATGTATTATTTTCTTTTTTTACCAATTCAAATCAATTATTTACTTGTACAATTCTTCAAATTTAATATTTTCATTTTTAATGAATAGAACTTTTTCAATTAGTCTAACACTGGTTGGGTAAATTTTGTCCATGTTTACTCTTTCGATTAGTATTTTTCCCTCGGGAAACTTAAGATTAAGTTCTATTATACAATTACTGTCATAATTTTCAAGATCTTTAATCTGTTTTATGTATTCATTTCCATTTGAAGAGTTACTATTAATCTTTGCGAAATTCACGAGTTTTTTGAAATTAGACGACAATAGTATTAAATCATCATTTTCTTCCGCGATTTGTAGACAGAATGTAATTTTTTCCACAGGCTTCCATTTTAAAAATGAAAAATTAATACCGGTTAAAATAGGAAGGAGTGCAGGTAGCATAAAAAGTTCTTCATAACCGGCCAAATTTTTAAAATCGTTTATGTCTTTAGAATAATACAGCATTTTAAATGTAAAGTCTATAATATTGGAATTAGTTGTCATTATTTCTACGTCTGAAATACGTTCTTCAAAAGGTTGATAATTTATTTTGTTACCCGAAATCATAAAAGCGTCGTAAACAGTGATACACGTGTCCGTGTAAGAAATCTCAAAAATACTACCATCGAAGTATTCGTCTAATGTATTTAGTTGTACCTGATATATACTTAGATCTTTAAAGATGATTACTGAAGTATTTTCTCCGGAAGAATTTTTGAATAGAAAAAGTACAGCTCTTTTTGTATTTACTGTATCTTTAGTGTAAAAAATATATTTGTAATTAAAAAGCTTAAATACGTGTTTTCTCTCGATATTTATAGCATTTTGAAGGGGAAAGTACATATCATTTTTACCAGTCCAATTATTGTTTAAAAGAAAAATAATCTGCTTCTTAAAGTTTTCGTTAATTATCTCTGTTGTCATATTACTTATGTAATGTCTGATGTCTTTAAATTTATTTAAAGATACACAACAATAAATATGTACCGTAATGTCTTTCAATGGTAAAGAGATAACCCTTATTAACTTTTTACTCGCTTTTTATAAAAACAAAATAGAATTATTTAGCGACATAATAAATCAAAAAACCCCTCTTTCTTTGAGACTTTTGGACTGGTTAGTAACCAATTATTCAAAAAAGTACAATATTACTTATCCATTGAAATACAATACTGAAACTATTTATTTTAATGTATATATCGATTATAAAAATCAATTGAAAGCCTATTCAAAGAAATTTTTTGATCCATTTTGTAGGCAAAAAAGACTTGTTATAGATCCTAATACACTTAAATGGAAACCTTACACGTCCGATGATAAGTTAAAAGAAAAAGATGTCGTTACAACCGTTGGCCAGCTAAATTTTTTCAGGTGGTTTATAGAAAATAAAATAATGGATTATGCCTTAGGTAATGTAGAACTTATAGATAGTGATATGATGGCAACCGTAAATTCTAAGAAAAAGGGAAAACGATGTGTATTATCTCCCAGTGCTGTCAAAGGAATATATACCAATAATTGCGAAATTACAATTAAGTTTAAACCTTGATAAATAAATATAAGAATAAATTGTATATATAATTACAATGGATAAAAATCCACTGAGAGTTTGGTTATTCTCCACTGGCAAAATTGTTAAGGATACAAATAATAGAAATGTAACACATTATATGTTAGATGGAGGAAAACTTGATCTAACATCTGATTATAATCTATTCCAAGAATTGTACGTTAAATACATTGGGTTTAAAAACTGTATAGTTGAAAAGAAAACAAACGTGTTTAAATTTTTCATAGATTTTGATATTCTTTCTACAGATGTTATAGACATAAATATTTACGCAGTATCTGTAATGAATGTGATGTGTAATATTTACAATGACCCTAATTTAAAGTGTATTATAACGAAGGCTGACAATCTAAAAGAAATCAAAAAAGGCGAAAAGGTATTTATCAAACAAGGATATCACTTTAATTGCCCTGACATAAACGTAGATAAAAATGTCGCTCTTAGAATAAGAGAAAATATACTTATTTCTATTAACACCATTCACGGTAAACCAGAAACGTTATTTGATTCTTGGGATAAAATAATAGACAAATGTGTATACGACAAAAATGGTCTTAGACTAGTAGGATCTGATAAATGTGCATACTCAGATGGAAAATATACATATGAAAACCGTGTTTACAATTATTATACTACATACATCGGAAACAAGATATCAGAAATACATGACGAAATTTATCAATGTAATTTACTGAAAGTAATTCAAGATACAAGTATCAGAACTGATATAACTGAGATTAATACATTTTACAATTTACCGGAATATGAAGAAACGGAGGAAGAATTTGAATCAGGAAAAGCCGGCAATTTTACTTTAATGTCAAATGAAAGTTCTCAAAAAAATAGTATTATACGTTTTTTTAAAAATCATGTAACTGGATACCGCCTAGAAGACACCCGCGGAATTTTAAAATCACAAAAATACGACACGTTATATTTGATTAATACAAAATCCAAGTATTGTCAGAATAAGTGTGGATATCATACAAATAATCACATTTATTTTAAATTAACTCCCGCTGGAATTTGCCAGATGTGCATGTCTGAAAATGATGGAGAACCCGACGATAATGGAAACGTGATTAATTGTAAAAACTTTGAAAGTAAAAGAATTCCGTTGACGCATGATCTAATGTCTTCTTTAAAATGGGGCGTAAAACAAGATAAAACAATTTCAGATAAAGACGTGAGTTTAGTGTCATTAATGATGGACAAAATAAGTGACAACCTGTCAAATAAAAAAGATCTTGTCGGTCCCAGTAAAACTAAAACGAGAAAAAAGAAGTAAATAATATAATAACCATACCTAAAATAAGACCAATTGCAGCTTTTCCAAGAAATCCTGGTGAACCTTCTATCAACAACATTGGGACGGTATTAGATAAAAATGTGTACATTTGTTCAGAATTCAATGCTAGATAAACAAGTGTTATAAATAACAACGTTTTGATATTTTTATCAGTGTATAATCTTTGATACATAGATAAATTTATATCAGGGGTTTTTTCGATTGAGGGCGTCGAATCTACATCTTTTGTTTTATTTAGTTCTACATTACCAATTAACGGGTTAACGTTTTCAGAAGTAACTGTATTTTCATTAATGGGTTCAGTGTGTGACATCAAATCTTTAACAGAACATTCAAAATCTGACATTGTTATTTACATTTTTGTATTTATTTTAAAATTTAAATGAAAACGAAATTTATGTTTTAATTTAAATAATTAAAATATATTTTATATATTAATAAATAATGGGCATCAGTAACGTCGCCGTTAAAACTTTCGACTCTTCTGGTTCACAATCTTTATGTAGAACCAATGATTACATTGGTGACGAGGAAGTAAAATCTTCGTTTATTTCCAAATGTCAAAAAATGTACATTTCCGGAACCGGCGAAACAGTTATCGCAGGTTCTTTAAGACAATTTCCCACAACAAATTCTACAGACACTTTCTACATCAATTCGGACACTGATTCAATCTCAGATATGACTTTTAATATAGAGTTTAAGCTAAAAAGACCAGACACCGCCTCCACAGCATGGAATGCTAGCGTATCCAAGGATATCATACTAGGACTAATTGATAAAGTAGAAATTAAATTGGGTAGTTTAACAGCTCATACAATGACAGCCGACGACATTTACATTAGAAATTTAACGGAACTTGGTCAGCCCTTTACATTCAGTGCTCCCTTTGAAAAGACCCCAAATGCCGACATAAACGTATGGAAATACGACACAGCGACCGGGGCCGGGGCCGATGTTATTATGATTCAGGCCGCATGTTCTCTACCCTTTATCGGCAGAAGCAATGATATGTCTCGTTCTTTGCTACAAGCCGGGGCATTAACAAATGCAGTAACTGTGAAGGTTTACTATAATAATATTTATATCGATAATAGCACTGCCGGAAACTCACACTATCAAATTCTTTCTGCGGGCGACGTCGCGGCGACGGGAAATTTTTTGGACACGAAATATTTCAAAAGTAGCATTAAAGTAAGAACTCATATTATCACTCAAACCGAAAAGAATTTCATATCAAAAAATGTAATTCACAAAGTCTTAAACACGTCGACTAATGTTACAAAAGAGATAACAAGGGACACTGGCATTACTAATTTGGAAGATGGCGTAACCGAAATAGAAGTAGATTTAGAAAATGTCTCTCTTAATGTAAGTCATTTACTAATCGGTATAAGACTGCCACATGTAAAAGATAAAAAAATTTCTGTGAAATCGGGTGTCACTGCCACTCCAGGCGTCGCGACAGGCAGGCCGGCCAATGATGTAAATAAAGTGTCTACACCATTCTCTGTTATTAACTCGCAGACATTTTACACGCCACCGGCCGTCTCGGGCGTTACGGCCCCCGATAATCTTTTTGGTTACATGCCCGATGCAATAGAATCTATGGAACTTGTAATAGGAAGCGACAGAACTGGATTTATCAATGGGGCGTCTGCCAAAATTGGTACATGTGAAAATTTCGCTCTAGTTAATAGCGACAAAAACTCTGCGCATTATATTGTAAGTTTAGCCGAAAAAGCGTTTGACACGGCAGGTGTTCCATTCTCGAAGACTAATAATAAGAAATTACTAATCAAACTCAATAAACATATATTTAAAACAGCCGCAGTCGCGCCTAATCCATTATCCGATTCGGGTTACACTCAAAATGCTACAATTGCCGTAACGGCGTGTGGTACGAAAGTACAGTCTGTAGTTGGCGGCTCAATGTCCTTTATGTAAATATGGTATGTAAATGTAAATGTAATCGTCTAAAGAACTAATTTTAATTTTATTACGTATTAAATTTAAAATTATTTTCTTTTATATATTTAAATAAATACAATATGTCTGGAGCTGTAGCCGCTCATGCTGCTTATAACGGAAGTGGTACTCAGGGTCTCGCCGTCACTAACAAGATTCAGGATCAGGAAGGCGACGTAATGTCGGTCTTCTGGAACAAGAATGACACCACCCGCCAGCTACTTCACGGCGCCGCCTTCATTGATATCCCAACCAGTGGCAACGGCGGCACCACTTCGTATGGTGGTAACCAAATTTTCACTGTAAATAATGACATTGATGCTATTGGCGAAATGTACCTACAGGTCTCCGCCGCCAATGTGGGTTCGGATTCCATTCATCTTCACGGTTCTTTAGCGTCACTTATCAAGCGCATTGAATTTCATGTAGGTACCCAGATTTGGCATACTCTAGAGAAAGAGGACATCCAGGCTCTAAATATGACCGAGATGTCCGAAGGCGTTTACGGCGCTTATCACCGCTCTATTTACGGTGGCTACTTCAAGGACGGTGCTAAGAACAAGAAGGCGTGGGGTCCCGATACCGCGATTACGTCGGCAAATAAAGGCGTATCTGGTGTAATCAGAATTCCAACTGTTTCGCGCCAGGTCGGTCCAACCATGTCGAAGTTCACTAATATAGTAGAGAATGCTTATCTAGTTGCCGCCGCGCCTCATCAGACTGTTAAGATTAAGGTATACCTCGAGAATCCAACCTACGTAAAGAAGAATATATTCAAAAAGACCGCCAACGGCTCACACCTCACCACCGCCACGGACGCGGAGGTAGCCACCCTTCCTATTCTAGAGTTAAAGCTTTACGGTAAGCACGTTATTATGTGTAACGAGGAGCGTGAACAGATGAAGGCTATGGCCCAGGGTCTTCCAAAGCGCATTAAGATGTCGCAGAATGTTACCCACGTACTCAATTCCCATCCTGAAGGGAATTTCACTATTGATCTTGATCACTTTTCTCTATTCGCTTCACACTTGATTATATCTGTAATTGGTGGTTCGCAGCAAGCGGGCGGGACCACTGAGACTTTCTTATCCACCCCCTCTAACGCTCTAACTCTAAATGAAGTTGAACTTAAGTTGAACTCGTCCTCGTATTCGGGAACTCTTAAGGGTTCCCTTTTAACTGCGCCAGTTGCCGACATGTTAGGTTTGTATCAGAACACTCAGCCATTCTATCACCCCGCTCAGGCGGTGTCGGCCGCATCGGCCACCTTGGTCACGACTGCTGTTGAGAACCCAACCGGAACTTACAGAACCTATGTATTCCCATTAGCCTCCCAGGCATTCTCGGGTTCGTCTGTCCCACTCAATCGCTTCGACAACATTCGTCTAAGCATGTCGCTATCGTCTGGTTCCGATCATGCTAACACTCCAAAAAATTTCCTAGCGGCAACGAAGATTGCTGTAACATGTGTAGGTGAGACCACTGCCCTTTACAAGGGTGGCGCGGCTTCGCTTGCTATGTACTAAATGAAATGAAATAATTAATAGTAAATGTAATTGTCTAAAGAACTAATTTTAATTTTATTACGTATTAAATTTAAAATTATTTTCTTTTATATATTTAAATAAATACAATATGTCTGGAGCTGTAGCCGCTCATGCTGCTTATAACGGAAGCGGTACTCAGGGTCTCGCCGTCACTAACAAGATTCAGGATCAGGAAGGCGACGTAATGTCGGTCTTCTGGAACAAGAATGACACTACTCGCCAGCTACTTCACGGTTCTACTATTCTAGAGGTTCCGGCCAGTGGTGGTTCGGGTAACGTATCGAACTGGAATAGCACTCAGATTTTCGACATTAATAACGACATTGACTGTCTTGGAGATATGTATCTTGAATTTTCTCTAGATGGTTCTGAGGTAGCAGATGATGTAGCTTTTTACTTTGAGCCTCAGGTTATTGCCAGTTTCATTCAGCGCGTTGAGTTTCAGGTAGGTACTCAGATTTGGCAGACTCTTGAGAATGCAGACATTATGGGTCTTGCCGCGACTGAAATGTCGGAGGGTGTATACCACGAATTCAGTAACCAGGTATCTGGTAGATATCTATTAGACGGTTCTTCTGTAAGCTCTGTGTACGACCGCGTATACGGCCAATATGTAGCCGCCACCGCCACGGAGCCGAACGCATTTAAGGACTCGGGCGTCGCCTCGGATGGGAATGTCGAGTACAAGAGTAGAGTTGCTTACGTTCCGCTTAAGATGTTCACAAAGAGCATTGCCCCGGAACTTCAGCACTACAGCGAGAAGATCGAGGGTGGCTATCTAATGGCTGCCGCCCCAAATCAGCAGGTTAAGATTAAGGTTTACATTGGTACTCAGCCGACGACGACGTTTGGAACCGCCGGCTCGCCACCGACCAATGCTCTAGGCTCCGCTGCGCTAAATCTTAATATACGCCTTTATGCTAAGAATATTGTTATGTGTAACGAAGAACGTGAACAGATGAAGGATATGCCAATGGGTATTCCAAAGCGTATCAAGACTACACAGAATGCCAATTCTAACGTATCGGATAAGTCAGGTGTTCAAGTTATAGACATTGACCACTTTTCGCTCTACGCGTCGCACCTTCTACTCACCTTCCCTAAGGCTATGTACAAAAAAATCGAGGGTGTAGAGCTCCTACTTAACTCGAGCTCTTTCTCTGGTGAGCTCCCAACGTCTCTTCTTGAGATTATTTCTAGCTCGATGAATCTATACAATAACAACTACGTTGTAAACGGCGAAGACATTGATCGGCACGATACCATTGTATTCCCCTTAGCTTCCCGTGCTTATTCGGGTTCTGCTGTTCCACTCAACCGTTTCGACAACATTCGTCTTAAGATTCGTCACAGCGGCATGGACACGGGATCTTTCAATATAACATGTGTCGGTGAGACCACTGCCCTTTACAAGGGTGGTGCGGCTTCGCTTGCTATGTACTAAATGAAATGAAATAATTAATAGTAAATGTAATTGTCTAAAGAACTAATTTTAATTTTATTACGTATTAAATTTAAAATTATTTTCTTTTATATATTTAAATAAATACAATATGTCTGGAGCTGTAGCCGCTCATGCTGCTTATAACGGAAGTGGTACTCAGGGTCTCGCCGTCACTAACAAGATTCAGGATCAGGAAGGCGACGTAATGTCGGTCTTCTGGAACAAGAATGACACCACCCGCCAGCTACTTCACGGTTCTACTGTTCTAGAGGTTCCAGCCAGTGGTAACAATGGTAATGTTTCTTTCGGGGGCTCTAAGATTTTTACCATCAATAATGACATCGATTGCCTTGGTGAATTATACCTTAATATGAAAGTAACCATCAAGAATAATTTCGATGCTGTGGCCTCCACCTGGGCCACCCCAATCAACCTCAATGCTGCTGCAACCTTGAAGGTAAGCCCACAAAACCCAAAGTTTGAGTTCAAGTTAGGGGCTCTAACAAATATTATTGAGCGCATCGAGTATCAGGTTGGTACTCAGATCTGGCAAACTCTCGAAAAAGATGATGTACGCGTAGTATATAATACTGAAATGTCTGAGGCTTCTTACGACACTGTTTCGAGAAGAGGTCGACCATCTAACGTCGGATCTCTTTACGACACTAACGGCACTGCTTTCCAGGCTGCGTCGGATTTTGGTATAGGCGAGGATGTTGATGTTACATTCATTATTCCTGCTCTAACAAAGACTCTTGCTCCTCAGTTAGAGTCTTTCTCCAATGTTTCCGAGAGTGGTTATCCTCTTGCGGCGGCTCCTCATCAGTCTGTTAAGATTAAGATTTATCTTGCAGCCACTGATAATGTAACTATTACCGTGCCGTCCTCCGAGACGGTCACTTTGAATGAGCCGAGCAAATTCCTCGTAAAGGATTCGCCATACCTCGCATCTGTTACTTACACTGGCCAACTCGGCGACTCGACCCCGGACATCGGTACGCTCGTTCTAGGTGCTGCCCCAATTTCGCTAAAGTCTATCAAGCTTTACGCTAAGCATTTAATTATGTGCAACGAAGAGCGCGATCAGATGAAGTCGATGCCACTAGGTCTTCCAAAGCGTCTTAAGATGACCCAGAATGCTTTGATCACTGATGTAACAAGTGTAACACAGAAGACAATTGATCTCGATCACTTCTCGCTATACGGTTCGCATCTCATTATCTCGGGCAACCTTGGTGAGGGTGTATACGTTAAGAGTGCTGAGCTCAAGTTGAACTCGTCGTCGTTCTCCGGTGTTCTACCTGCTCAGATGCTAGATTACGCAGCCGCCTCTTCGCTTGGTCTATATGTCAATCGTAATATCGAGGCTACCCAGGAGGAGGCGGTTGATGGTATAGGTATGCTTGTATTCCCTCTCGGAAGCTCTGCTTATTCGGGTTCGTCGGTCCCGCTCAATCGTTTCGACAGCATTCGTCTAACCCTAACTTTCACCGATGTGCCGGCAAATTCCACCCCATACATTAGCATCACATGCATCGGTGAGACAACAGCTCTATTCAAGGGCGGCGCGGCTTCGCTTGCAATGTACTAGACGAAATTAAACGAAATTAAATGTGAAATGTGAAACGTGTTAATAAATATAAATAATTATATTTTACTTATATTAATTAAACACCATGGGAAGGGGGGCTCAGGCTGCTCATGCTGCTTATAATGGAGGCGGTACACAAGGTATATCAGTTACAAATAAAATAAACGAAGATGAAGATTTGATATCTGTTTTCATAAATGAAAATGACACTTCTAAACAAATCTTACATGGACACGATATATCTGAGATGACTTGTGCTGGTAAATCAGATGATATAACGTCTGAAAGATATAAGATTTTTACACCGGATGAGAATAGCGATATGCTCGGAGATATCTATTTAAATTTTGAAATGGATTCTGAGATAACAGACTTTAAATATGTTGATGGATTTCATGGAACTGTATTTGATATTCAAGAATTACAACGCGATTTCCTTATAACGTCTTTTTCTACAGCCGGAACTGAACTTAAAGAAATGGAATTGGATTTAACCACGCGTGTACTACCTCCAACAAAGGACGTTATTATAAATATAAATACTGTTAATAAAATTAAAAGTTTTTATGTGGGCTCTGTGACTGTACAATTTGCAGTAGGTCTCAGTGACACAATCAATGGTCCAAATGTAGCATGGAGAATATATAACCTAAATACAAATGAATACGATGCTTGGCATTATTTCAGTGTCACGCAATTTATCGAAATTAATGACATTATATATGTGGAAGGGAAAGAGCATATAATATTAGGCGGCTTGCTTAAAAAAGATCGTAGGAGAATTGATTCTGGGCTTTATTTTATGAACCTTGTAGATTTTAACTTCCAGAATCCGTCGAGTTGGACGTATGATTCTAGTATGTTATATAATCTTTATATACCAAAGGAGGACGGTTACAACGACCCGTCGCTGCCGTACGGGACCCCGATGTATTATGTAACAGTAAATACTTTAATTTATATTACGTCTTTTGCATCTTTTGTTGTATCCGGGGTAAAAAGTTTAACCGAAGACGAATTGACTGTCGTTGTAACCGAATACGGCGAGCAGTCCAGCACGCGCACGTTCTCCTCCCAAACACAAACTTCTAAAATATTTAGAAATGAAACAGTTGGTCCTCAATACTACGCCCAAGACTTGAGTTTTGATTTCATACATAACGGCGCAAACCCAAACCAAAGATTTGTCTCTAACCCAGACTTTACTTCAGAATTACGTGTACTCGAGTACGGCACGCCGCAGTCTGTTTTATCTTGTGGGTCCAGGTTTAATACAATATTAGGTTTAGATAAAGATGGTTTAATAATAAAAAGTTATGACAACGGTAAAACATGGGAATACTCTGAATTCTACTACGGTACGAATATGGCAGAATATAACAGTGAAATAGGTGGGCAAGTATATTCCATATCCGCGATTGTATCTCAAGGAACTGGATATACCCAGAATCACGTCGTAACATTCATACAGAGCGGCGCGAGTGGTGGTACGGGCGTTTATAGCGTGGTGAGCGGTGTTGCTTCGGTGTCTGTTACTACGGCCGGTTTTGGTTATACCGCGACGAGCGGTGGTATAACTTTTAAACGCGCGGACGGAAGCGGCGACGCAACTGGTACCGCCGTCGTTTCTCCAGTCGTAATAGGAGAAGTAAAGTCGATCTCCATAATCGGCGGCGGCCTCAACGACTATATCAATGGCGAAGTAGTGAAGCTCATACAAACAACAGGACAAGATGCCAGGGGCACTGTCACGGTCGTGTCTGGTGTGGTGACGGAGGTGACTATTACTGATAGCGGCGCTGGATACACCAGCGCGGAAGGAGTAACTTTAGAAAGCTTATTATCAAGTAACAATACCGCAACGGGTATTGTCGAAATAGAGGTTTATAGAAGAAGCGCAGCATTCGGCGAGACCTTTGACAAAGGAATTTATGTAGATAAAAGCCAACATCCTACCTACGGCACGGTCGGTATACAAGACCCAAATTTTACATATTTTATGCCACGTGTCTCGCAACTTCACACGAACAATACTGGGGTATGGACGGCTATAGGTCAACAGGGTATACAACCAGCTGCCACGCGAGGAGACGATAGATATAGACAGTTTGTATTTAGATCTGTCGACGAAGGTAGGACATGGCATCCAATTAGATTACATACATTTCCTAATAAGCGCGAAATTAACCACGTTCAATTTAATTCTATAGACGTAGAATATATTAGCATTTACACAACGGATCGAGAAGCTTGTAAAATATTAATGTCAGTTCCTCCCGTAACTGTTATGGCATCAGTTTTTGTAAGAAGTGATTGGGAGATACATTGGGGCATTACGGCCGCCGCCGACATTATAGAAAGCAACGCCGATGCTGTTCCCGGTAAAAGTTACGTTTTATTAAATGTTCCTAGTACTCTATCATTACCTTGGTTAGGACTTGTTGCTTTCGATACAAGTGGAATTGATAATAATGTACTAGCCAGCTTGAGAAGTACATTTCATAGGCTAATACCGTGGTATGGAGAGGTGGACGACTCAAATAATTCTGGGCTTTACCGTTTACGAGACGGTCTGGGTGGGAACAGTAATAGTGTATGTCTTTATGAATATCTAGGTGCTATCTCAGACGGTAAAAGAGACATTCTTTTTGGAAAAAATCCTCAAGTCATAGATGGCGCGATTATAGATATAGGTATAGTAACAATTTTATCTACGAGATCAGACCCAAGCACGCAAGGTCTGCAACGAATGTACAACTGGTTCGCGGTGGAGGTCGGGAACGAGGACCCCGCCCGGTACCCTACTGAAACTATAACTATAAAACTTGGACGACGACGAATTATACAAAATATAGTTACCACGTTTTTAGGGATGACAGCCGTTCTAAAAGATTCTAATAATTCTAATGATTATAAATATGAAATAATATATTCATACAACGGACTAGAATGGAGAAAGCTACGAGATATAGACAATTCATCTGAAGTTCCTATAATACAGTCTGATATAACAGGCAATGTAATTTACTCGTATAAGGTTGTGAATGAAAGTCACTGCACAATATTTAAAATAACATCTACGGGCGAATATTCGGAAATAAATGTATTAAATAATGTATTTACGAAAATTGAAGGAATTAATTATGCAGGCACAGAATGGCTAATAACAGGAACCCTCGGTGGCGTTAATGTTATAGTAAAATCTTACGACGCGGTTAGATGGAGAAAACCCAATATTGATACTAATAACTATCCCGTTATATCATCTATAGTTATAAAAGAAAAGAGACTATATGAGTCATTAGTTAGTATCCCTGACTTCGCACCCGGTCGTGTCGCACGCGCACGGCCTTATATAATCGGTAATTTTAGAACTTATGAAGTTTGTCATTCAGATTATCGTACTGTCTGGCAAGGCCTTGGAGTTAGGGCGTACGGTATGCAAGATCTTGATTTTTCTAATGGGTTCGGCAATGAGGCTCAGCTGCTCCCGCACCAATCTATTAAAATAAACAGTCTTGATGGAAATATTACTAATTCTAGTACTACATCTGCGAACGATATACTTCAACTAAGAGATGGAACTATTATATTGTGTGGCGAAAGTACCCATATAAACGCCGTGGGAAGTTATGTACAGATCAAAGTCGGGATCGGATACGACTATATTGTTTTAGCCGAAGGACCCGGCTTTGATGGCCTTACTTTTACAGAGGCCAGTTCTATATACGTATCCGACGCAAACCCAGGAGGTTTCACTGGGATGTCAACATTCGCAAAAAGTTTCTATTCAATACACGAAACTTTTTCTGGCTATAATCAGCAGCTCGCCATAGGGAGGACCAGTCACGTCGGAGCTGTGATTTCTATAACCTTAACTAATCCGGGGAGTGGGTATACAAGTCATCCAGTTATACAAATAGTCGGCGATGGAGTATATGCAGCAGCCTCGGCGCACATCTTCGAGGGCTCCCTGGTTGGTATAAACATTACTCGTCCAGGGAGTGGGTACACTAGTGCCTCGATCTTCATAAGCGGCGGCGGCGGAGTAAATGCATCAGCAACAGCGGTAGTGGGAAATATGAATGAAGGCTTACTAGCGTTAAGACATATTCCGAATGAGTATGTCAATTCGGGTAGCCCATACACAATGGGAAAATATTACTGGAAATTTGTTCTTGGTACTGATCAGGTCATAGATGCTTTTGAGAGCCCCCGCTGGGGGAATTGGGGGATATCACCATTCGAGACAATTCATGACGTATGTACAAATGATTTAAGGGAAATTGTCGTTGTTGGAAAACAAAAAAGCAATCGCCGAATTTCCGGGCCAATTATTTATGAAAAACCGGATAACGTTTATTTTGCCACGTTTAGAATGGATTGGCACGTGATTGGAAGAGGGGACGTCCCCACGTTCAATTATAACCCACTGGTCGAAGCTTTATCTGTCTGTTATACAGGTACTAGATGGGTATTCGTTGGTATACCAACAAATGACCGAGATGGGCAAATATTAGTGCATACAACAGATTTATCAGACCCTGCCAAATGGGTAATAGAAGATTTCTCGAATCTTAATCCTTTTAATATTATTAAAATATCTGACGAGACCGACGTATACTCACGACAATATTTGGACGCCGTTTCCGGGTGGCGCGGAAATCATGTAAGACCGGTTAATTATAAAGGAAAATCGGGTGTTATTATAAATGTTTCTTTTCTCGGGCGCGTGGGCGTGCTCACCGACCTCAGACTAGAAGAAAAAGTTTATTTTATGTATGACAACGACGGTATTATTAATATCGAACAAAACAATTCTTTTCCAGAACCTAGAATATTGTATAGAGACCAAATCCACACTAGTTCGACGATATATAAAACAGACGCTCATGGCGGTGAACAATTTAGACCAACTTGGGAAACTTATATAGACGGTTCTTTGCGTACTTTATTCACCACTGTGTACCCAAGTGAATTCAATCAATTCGTCGTTGATTTGAATGAAAATAAATTTGTTTTAAGAGTTTATGCCAATCCTCTTACAGAAGACTCCTTTGCTAATAACGGAACTAACTGGCAGCGTAGATATAGAAAATTCATAACAACAGATACATTCAGTCTTAGAAATAGGATAGACGGAAATTGTTATAAAATAGCACAGGTTAAAAATGAAAATTTTGTAACGGGTGTCGATTCTGTAAGATACCTTGCTGTAGGTAAAGGTAAATTATCACCAATAGCATCATCCAGTGATCTTATTTTTTGGAATGATGTTGAGGTGAAAGACATCTTCACAATAGTATTCGATATAACGCATAAAAGCGGATTATGGATAGCAGTTGGAGAAGGAAATTACAATCTTGCTATATCAAAGGACGGTAAAAATTGGAAGGGTATCTATTCAAAACATCAAAGTAATACATTATCATTAGAACATTCAACCGTCTTTAATTCATTAGATTATTATGCCACAAACAACGCCATCACCGATATTCTTCCTTATGTACCAGAACTAAAAGGCATTTTTCTTAGAAATTTATCTATTCTTCGCCTTTTTAGTAGAATAGAATATCACGTAGGAACGCAGATATGGCAAACCCTTACTTTTGACGACATTAAGGCGCTATTAGATACGGAATTTGGAGCAGGGGAATACGCTAATTTATTAAAAAATTGTAGTATAATCAATAAAAAGGGTTCCACTAGATTAACAACGTGGATTCCTGGATTTACAAAAACATTAAATTCTAAGTTAGAAACTTTTTGTAATATTTCAGAAAATGGCTCATTTCCTTCTGGACTATTAAAAGACCAAAAATTGTCTATTAAAATTTTTTATAACAAACTTGAAAATGTTATTGGAGGAGACCTGGAGTCTAGTGACATGAATAATATTGTATTTGACAATATACATCAGAACACATTAATACCGTCTATCAGGGATAAAAATTACTTTATAGATTCTTTTTTGGCAGATAACTACGGTTTTCAAATAGGGGACACTTATAATAATGTAAATGGATATTTCAAATTAAAATTTTCAACAGAAATTCAAAAATTAAGATTGTATTCTAAGAGATTTGAATTAGATGACGTTGAAATAAAACAATTTAACAAAGGCGTCAAACAGAGCTCTAAATTTACACAGAGTTTATACTTCGACTCATATAACACCGCGAACCTTTTATTAGATTTAGATAGTTTTAATTTATACGCGTCGCATATTATAGTGTCCGGATGGTTAACTTCCGGAGTACACATCACGGACATGAATTTAGAACTGAACGGTTATTCTTATCAAAAAGTTATAGAACCGAGTGTTATAGATTATGCTACCAAATCATTTTTAGGTTTAAATTATAATAGATACACATTCAACGGTGTAGATAAAGAAGATGGGATAGGATCTCTAGTGATACCTTTAGCTTCTACAGCGTACTCGGGTTCTAGTGTACCTCTAGATAGATATACAAGTATTAGACTCAGAATAAATTTTAATGCGCCTTGTGGACCGAGGTCTTATATTAATGTAACTTGCGTAGGAACAACTACGGTGTCTTACAATAATAGTACAGCAAATATAGACCTCTACTAAAATTAATTAAATTTATATACATGGTATAAAGGTCCATTTTAGATCTGTACATATCTTCTTCCATATATTTTCCTGTTCAAATAGTTTTTCTCTACTTTTAAGTAAAGGGAAATAAATAAGATAATCGTCCTTATTTAATAATTGGAAAAATTTATATAATGTGTAAGAGTAACTTAAAAAATTTTTTCTATTTTTTGGACAATTTTTATCAAATGGTTCTTGTATATCATTAAACATACTAACTAATTTATCCTGGAGTTCATTATTAATGATTAACTGTTTATTACATGTTATTTTATGTATTATATTTGGAATGTGTTCGTAATATTTATTAAGTTTAAGCTTTTTAAGAAATTCTTTAATTTTGGAATATGTAATTAGAGATTTATCTTTTAATCTCTCTTTCTTAATTTCAAGGATAAGTAAATTTATAACCTCAGTAGGTATGAGAGTTCCTTCGCGACCCTGTATCTGATTTATCCATTCTTTGAAATGATTTGTTCGTTTATAACTATAAGGCTTGACATACTCGTGCGTTTCTGCATGATTCCATTCTGGAAGATTTGAAATATTCGATTTTTCTGCTAGACCACAGTTAAAACAAAGTGTAAGCCCCGATGAGATGTCGTTTGTTGTCTTACCGTCACAGTCTGGACATCTGTAAATATTATTCCTCTTACTTTCAAAGTATGTACCCGATTCCGCCGGAAAACATTTTTCCATGTACATCTTGTACATTTCACCTTTATTATTTTTTGAATCGAGTGAAATGTATTTAAATATACCGTCTTCGGGTCTATCTTCAACTGTAGTACATTCATTATTGTCTATTTCCTTTATGAAATCAATAGAATTGAATAAATAATCAGATAATTCTGTATCGTTTTCAATTTTTTCAATTTTATGTTTTAAACCCACTATCTTTTGAGAAAAGCTAAAAACTTCAGTATATTTTTTTTTAACTTCAAAGTTTTTCTTAGTTTTTTCTAATAGTATCAATTCTGAACGATATTTATCTAAATTTGTTTTGTCGTCTTCTATACTTTTAATAGTTTCAAGGTGTTTATCTATTATAGAGGTTCTTGAGTCTGTATGAACAGTTTTTTTAGATATCTTAAAAGATGTCATCTACAGTTTTATAATGTTTCTTTTTATACACATTTAAATTTTATAATTTAATTTAAAAAGATACAATAATTAATTAGATGATTGAATATTCAAGTATATTAACAGTTAAGTGTTTGAGAAAAATATGTAGAATTTACAAAATTAAAATTGATAAATGTAGTAAGTGTTTTATTTTAGATATTTTAAATAAATATTCTGCGGCTAAAGTAATTCAGCAAAGATTTAGAAAAACCCTCGATTTTAATAACATCTGTCCAATTTCACACGAAGAAATTAGGTATCCATGGGTATGTATTAAAAACAATAATAAGTATATTTATTACGATTTTAACACTTTTGTAATTTATTTAAATAAGATGTCTGACTTTAGAGATCCTTGTACCAGACTTAAATTGTGTAATAAAACAATAGACGAAATTAATAAATTAATCGTTTACTATCATCGCAGATCAACTAATAAACTGATTATATCAGACGATATGGTTAGAGACATCGATTTTAATATATTAACATATTGTTTACATGATATCATCAAAGACGTTAATAATAAAGAATTGAATTTAGAAGAAACTTATAGAATTTATCTTCCAAGATTCATATTTTATTTCACACATCTTGTAAATAATCATTCTAAAGAAATGTCTTCTATGCTATTGAAAGCATGTAAAAAAACCCTAAATAAGCGATTAATCATTGATTATATAGATGTAGTAGAAAATGTAAACGAATTTAGAGATAATTAATTACATAAAATAACTATATAAAGAAACAAATTAGTATATAAAGAACACGGATACGACACTATGACGACGTGTACAATTTGCGACCCGCGTTCTCAGTATACAGACTGTATTTGTAATCCTAATTTTAAGAAATTTAATGAAGTGTATCAAAATAGATACATGGAAGAATTAAACTATTCATCATTTAATGTTATTAAAAAATGGGACATCTCTACAATGACCGTATGCTGCGGGTTTAATAGTGTCATAGACACTTCGAAGTATAAATCAGAGTATAGTGATGAAAATGGTAAGAAACAATTTTATAACTGTGCTAATATTTACATAACCGTAAAGTATCAAAAAAAACCTAAAGTTTCTGCCAAAATATTTTCAAACGGAAACATTCAGTTGGCGGGGGTTCTTAATCCATATTCAGCAACATACGCGATTAGAAAACTTTTTAAAAGACTTAAAACATTAAACGCTTTTACAAGTGAAACAGCTCATATTTCTAACACTAGAATATGCATGATAAATTCTGATTTTAAGATAAGTAAATTTATAAAACAGACTGATCTGTGTAAAATTTTAGACCAGGGGAAATTAAATTATCTGAAAACATATTCTTTTAATCCAAATAAATACCCAGGTGTTAATATCAAAATGCAAGATCCGGATTGTAATAAAGTCATGTCATGTATTGTATTCAGACCCGGCAGTGTTATAATTACCGGTGGAAATGACATCGCTTCATATGAAAAAATGTATAGATGTATAATAGACGCATTCGTAAGAAATGAAAGTATACTCTTGTGTCCTAATTAAAGTTTACTCTTCGATAGTTGTTAAATCATCAGATGTATCAAAACCTGTTAGATCCACATTTGACTCTTTCTTTTCAGTAATATCCTCTATAACCTCTATTGAATTATCTTTAACTTCGGTTGGTCTAAAGTCTTTTAAAGAAGAATCTAATTTGTCGTTTATTTCTCTCATCTTGGAAAATAAATTAAATATGAAGTAAATAATAACTACGATAAACACGCCAATTCCAATCTTGAATATTAAATCGATATCAATACCTTGTTCGGGGAGCAGTTCTTTTGTCATTTAATTTAAATAAATAAATTAAAATTAATCTTTTAACGTAAAATGTAATACGAAATTATTCGGGATTATCATCTGGGATTTCGTTACCATCTCCCGGAATATCAATACCGTATAAAAATGTAGTACGCTTAAGTATGATACCGGAATTAGGAGGATATTCTCTAGAACCCTGTTGTACCACCTTAATGTTGTTATTAGTGAATATACCCATGTAGTAATCCTTGGTGAATTGTTCTCGTAATAGATTATTTTCCCTACAATGTTCATTAAACACCTGAGAAAATATCTTCAGGGGTACATACAACTTCGTATTACAGACAACCTTTTCGGATTTCAAGAAATGCTGAAGAGAATTAGTAGTTTGCTCCATCTCTTCTTTGTTTTCCTTGAAGTATTGTGGAAGAATGTTCCAGATACCTTTCTTACCATGTCTCTTAAGCGTGTGATAGTACCCGCGAATACACAATTTCATGATACTCGGTATTTCTTTTGCTAGTCTTTTATCAATTTCAGTGTCTGTATTTACTACCTTTTTCCAAAAGTTTACTACCGCTGTTCTACGTGATACACTTTCTGAGTTATTTTTATATCTCATAATTTTATTTCCGCCCATCATCATCGGAACTTCCCAGTTAATAGTTTCGTCCGACTTATACTTTTCAGAATAAGTGTTGCGTCCTCCTTCAACTAGAAGCTGCCAATCTGTCTGCTCCATCTTGAAATTTTCTGAAATCTCTGGAGCGAGTACAATAAACTTATTAACATGAGGCTTGATACCATACTTTGCGTCGATGTTATTTGCGATGATGCCTACATCTTCTTCTTCGTAAAATTTTTGAATAATTTTCATTACAATTGTACTCTTTCCGGCGCCAGCCTGCCCGAGTAGATACAACAGAACCTGCCAGTTGTCCATATCACCTAGATTAAAACACATCCTACCCATAAATGTACAAAACCATCTCTGAACTTCTTCTGTAAAGTCCTGATAATCAAGGAGGCTTTTAAATGTAGGACAATGTGCTATGATGTTAAACCATTCGTCCTCCGAATACTCATCATAGTTATCAAATTTAAAATCGTGATATTTTGCTGCTACAGACAAATTATTAAGATAGGGATGACTTTCGCCATACGGAACGAATACGTCTACATACACAGGCGTATCACCTGGTTCGGCAGTGTTATACTTGGTTATGTAATTACCGTTTTTAAAAGCAAACAGGTGACGATCTTTATTTAACGCTGGCAACTCGGGTCCGATAAATTCATTGAAGTATTTTTCTGCGTTGTTGATATTACTAGTGCCACTGGCAGTAGCATTTTTCCATTGATTAAAGTTCACCTTGTGATCAGTCTTTTGATAGATGTAATCCTTGATCGTGCACTGTTTTTTCCAAGCATGGGTATTACATTTCTTGTAAATTACGGGTTTATACAAATTTCCTCCAGCTTTTGTAAACCCCTCTTCTGAAAACAACTCTAGAAGATATAGAAGAAGACACTGATAAGGTGTTTTTTTAGAATCATCTGTAAACCTAGAATACTTAAAAAGTACATCTGGATCTTCATTACACAGCGAATTTCTATTAGAATCAGATGTGCGAAAAAGTATATAAGTATCGCGGACGAGCCTTTCAGAATAGAAAATTACTTCATAGATCTTATTCCAACGTTCTTGATAGTCTTCAAAATCTGGTATGTATTTTTTAAATTTGAAATATAATAGCGTAGTTTCAAATATAGCTTTTTCCATCTCAATCGAAAGAATAGACGTGTCGATTGCTTCTAAATCGGGTATGCAAAGATTTTTACAAGCTGTTTCGATGATATTATCTTCCTTATTAATACACCATTTTTCATCTAAAACTTGAAAGTATTCCAATAGTTTCTCGTTATCAGCCTGTTCAATCTTCTCCCTGACATCAATTGTCCAATTAACAGGTGCCCGAGACATCACTGAATATAATTTATAATAAAATATTTTTTTATATGATTTTATTTTTGTAATATTCAGGGTTAAAAATATTATTTAAAATGTCCTGTTACCAGTATAGAATGAAGTCATATTTGATTTTTCTCAAAAATGGAGAAATAACAGAAAAAAGGACAAATGAAAATGTATTTGATATGTCCCATTTCAAGAAGTTTAATAAATTTAAAATGTATCAAGATTACGTTGTTATGTACAATAATAATGAAAACGGTGAATTGAACTTAACAGTTTTAAGTTTTACAACTGATAGGTATAATTCAGATATAGGTTTAATTAAAATAGACTGTAATTTAAATATTAAATCAATAACATTAAACGGTTATATAAAACTTTTAGAAAAAGAAAAATATGAAATACCCGAAGAAGACACTAATGTCTTAGATATTACAAAACATTATAAGGACATTATTACTTTTTAAGGCACATTTTGTCTTGAAATATATTTGAAGGTCTGCTTGTAAATAATTAGTTCAAAGGGATGTATGTATCGATTTTATTTGACCTAGTGAAGTTTGCTTCTCGAGCCTCCTTTACAAGTTCTTTCTATTAATATTACTTTGAAACTAATTTTTGTGTAGGTACTTTTTCACGGCCTTCGATGTAGATGTAATCATGTAAAAACTTTGCTTTTCCTTGAGAATCCATATTTTCTGTTTTATCTATATCTTCAGAAAAATACTTATATATCCTATCATAAACGTCTCCCTTTGTAATGGGTTTGCTAACTGCTGTATTCTTAAGTTCTAGTTTAGAGTCGTCACCCACGTGACACACGTCTAGATTGTTGCTAGCCATAAAGTTTAAAACCTCGTCCTGTTTTTGTTTCTTCTTTTGAGTAAGTTCTTTAATTTTTTCCTGGTATGGTTTCATTTTTTTCTTAAGGTCTTTAATCTGAGTGTCTATTTCAGTGTAATCGCCAACATCCTTTTTAAAAAATTCAATTTCCCGATCTGTAACAGGTAGTTCCGACATTTAATGTTAAATGTACCATTTTTTTAAATTAGTTAAGTTTTTCAGAAATTTTATATAAATAATACGAAATTAGTAATAGAATAAAAATTATAATAATAGAATAACACTTCATCGGGAAAATAAATTTACCCAGTATTTCATTGATTTTAACTTGACTCTTTTCGTCTAACATATTTGATAACATACGAATGTATATACAATTGTATAGATTTAATTAATGTTATTTAATCGCTAAATGCTCCGGCGTCGTCAATGTCCTCTTCTTTTTCAGAATCGTATTCATCTACGTCAAATGTATTATCCTTATCGTTGTCCTTATCATTGTCCTTGTCGTTATCGTTATCGTTTACAGATTCTCCGCTATCGCTATCGCTATCGCTACACACGGATTCCTTCTCGATTTCTTCCTCCTGTTTTGATTTTTCCTCTGCTTCTATGAAGTTCTTAAAATCAATTTCCAATGTTTTTACTTTAGACTTTATCTTTCTTCTCTTTGTACATTTTGTTTTCGTTGGAACCGCCACCGAAGACGGATATTCCGTTAATCTAATTGGATATATATTTTTAGATACAGTGTATTTTACACATACATTTTTACTAATCCTTGCTTCGAGAGACTCAATGGTTTCAGTATTTTCAAAATATAAAGGCATATTTAGTCTTTTAAGAATGTAGTTCATATTTGCTATGTAATCTGTAGAATATTCTATTGGTAGATGATTAGAATTTTTAAGGAGGCTTATGTACTTGTTAAGACTTTTTGTGTAAAATTTCCTTGCATTTACAATTTCCGTTGTTTCAGCTTTTGGTTTTTCATGTTTAGTCGGAAAAATAATAGGATCTTTAATTTTTTGTGAATAAAAGAAATCACATTTTCCCTTCCTTTTAGATTTTTCTGTATCACATTTAAATACACGAAATGTACCTTCGTGAGTAGTTTTTTCAAAGAAGAGTGACCTGTTTCCGCACTTACAGTTCATCATAACTATTGTTAATTTATATTGTAATAATATTTTAAGCATAATTATTTTATGCAATAATTTAGAGAAATAATGTAT